CTTTCCTTCTGTATGGCAGTGGCTCGTCCTGCTCGTCGGTCGGCAGACGGATAAACCCGCCCTGTCGGAACCGCATCAGCGCCATGATCGTGGTGTCCACTTGGTCGTCGTTTGATGCGAACGGGAAGCCCGCGACTTCTTCAACCAGCTCCTCCGCCCAGCGCTTTGGCGGCACCCAGACCAGCCCCGAGGAGATAATGTCCGACACCGAGTTCAGACGCGCCATCTTGCTGTTGGGGTTGTTCGCCGAGCCCCTGACGGGGGTGTACTCCTGCACCATGAGCCCTGAGCGCCGCATCTCCTGATAGAGTGGCGTCCCTGAGCTCTTTTTCTCGACGATGAACGCGTCGGGCTCCCACTGCTGATACTCCTCCAGAGCCAGCGCTTTGAGCTCTGGGAACTCCATGCGCCGCTTGATGGCATTGAGCAGGATGATCTGGTGCATGTTCTCCTCGTCATTGAAGAACACTCCCCACGTCGTCAGAGACGTGAAGTCAGCACGGTTGTGGGCTTCTGCAGCGGCGTCGAGAGACATAATGACGTATTCTACAGCCGGTGGGTCGTCGTCCGGCCACAGCCGCCACCAATCCCGCTTGATGATTGCAGCCTCTTCACCCGTCGGGTTCTGCTGATACTGCGCGTTCCACTGGAACACAGGCATGGACGCCTTGGTCCGCAGCAGCGCTGGCAGGTCAAAAAACTCCGGCCAGAGGGCTTTTTGCACGAAATCGCCCGTTTCCTTGTCCTCGACCTCGAGGATCGCCGGGAACTCCACCACCTCGTACTGATCGGAGTCCTCGTTGTTGGTCATATCGCGTATCAGACGCCCCGTGAGGTCATCTTGGTGCCATCTGGTGTGCACGATAGCCACCCTACCGCCCGGCATCAGACGCGTCCGGGCACCGAAGGCGAACCACTCGTAGGCTTTGTCGAATGCCGTGAAGTTTCCGTTCAAGATGTCCTGTTCGGAGTGCGGATCGTCGACAAGCAGCAAGTCAGCACCGCGGCCCGCGAGGGCCGAACCCACGCCCGTGGCGTAAAACTCGCAGGATGTGGTCGTATTCCAGCGCCCAGCCGACTTTGAGTCCATTGAGAGGGCTGTGGTAGGGAAAACGTCCCGATATGGGTCCGAGTCGATGTGATTTCGCACCTTCCGACCGAAATCTACGGCCAGATCAGTGGTGTGGGACACCAACATGACCTTTTTCCCGGGGTTTCGCCCGATAAACCATGCCGGATAGTAGGTGGAGACGAGCTGAGACTTGCCGTGGCGGGGCGGAATGTTGACACAGACCCGGTCTTCTACCCCCGCCTCAATCGCCATGAGCTTATCCGCGAGGATTCGGTGGTGTCGGCCCACCTTATAGTTGGGGTCCATGTACAAGCAGAAGGCAATCAGGTCGTCTCTGGCAGCCTGCAGCGTGGCGCGCTTGTCCAGCTCCTCGATCATCTTCTCGATCTCAAGGAGCTCGAGCTCGTCGAGCATATCCACGCTCTTTAGGAGCGTCTCGAGCTCTGCACGGTTGAAGTCGGTGCTCATTCGTCTCCGCCTTCCGCGCCCTCTTCGTCGACGTAGTCGGCGTCTTCGACGCTTTCTGGCGTCACGTCCACCATTTTTTGCAGCTTCCGGCGCAGTCGGTCCCGCAGATCGTCGCTCGTCTGGTGCGTGATCGTGATCTCCTGCTTCTCGGTGAACAGCCCGACGTCGGACACCTTGCCCAAGAGCTCCAGCGCCTTCACCCGGATACGTGCATCGGGGTTCTCGGTCTCCTGAATGAGCTTGTTGACCACCATATGACGCACCTGAGAGGCCTCTTCGACGATCTTGTGGCCATAATCGTTGAGGATTTTCTCGGTCAGTATCAGGGCTGCAGGGGTTTTCTTGGTAATTGTCTTGATTGCGGAGCGCGTTTGCAGCGCAGATGGGTTTCTTGCCGCCTGTCTGGCGGTCTCCGCGGCGTCATCGAGGACGTCATCGTTGAAAACGATCTCTAGCCCCGCCTCGGCGAGGAGACGGGCCGTACCTGCAGCTGCGGAGAGAGTTGGCATGTAGCCGTCTTTAGAATTGCCGCCATCGAGGGGGACGTCGGAGTCAATTTTTAGTTCCATGGGTGCACCCTTTAGGGAGATTTTGTACAACATAGCCCGGTTTGCACCGTTTTGGGAGTCCCTAGATAGAAGAGGGGGGCTCGTCTTTGTGGAGTTGTGAGTCCGCGCCGAAAACGATGGGGTAGGGGGTGTTAAATGATGATAAATGGTGTGATCCAACATACTTTACTTATTAACACTGCATTGTACTGAAATAGCGCTGCGTTGGTGTGGAATAGTTATACTATAGCAGGATGGATGGGTCGCTGTCGCGCGGGGGGTGGGGGGCGGTGGGGGTCGCGGTTCGGCGGCGTTTTGGGCGGGCCGGTAGGGTTCAACCTAACATCTGCGGGGTGAATCCGTTGCGTTTTGGTGCTGTTTGGTGCAATATGGTTACATCAACTGCGAATGGTTCGGGTTGATATGTGATCTTGAAAGGATCAAATAAATGGCTAACACGAAAAAGGTTGCGGCTCCTGCCGCGAATGAGGCTGTGCGTTTCTCGGCTGGTGCTGCGGAAATACTCGCGGCGGATGCCGCGCGTCTCGCGGTAGAGGATGAGGCGCTGGCGTTCCGTGATTTCTATCAGGCGATTGTCGTAAAGCATGCGCTGCCGTTGGGCGCGCTTCTGCCGCGTGGCAAGGATGCGCCGCGCCGCTCGAACGAAGAACAAGCGGCTTACGATTTCGGGGTGGGCATGTTCTATACCTACCTGTTCGGCGCTGACATTGCGGCCAAGATCGCTGACCGGAACGTCAAGTCTGATGTGGTGCTGCCGATTTCGCAATTCGTCGGGCGGACGGGCCGTCACTATAAAGATCAGGCTAAGCGTGCCATCACGCAATCGTTCGGCGGGACACCTTGGAAGGAGTTTGTTTCCCGCATGCTCGAAATTGAAGAAGAAGAAGAAAAGGCCGCTAAGGTCGCGGCTGGGCTGATGACGCAAGCTGAGGCTGACGCCAAGGAAAAGCGCGGGGCTGGTTCCAAAAAGACGGAACGGGAACGGGTGCTGATTATGGTGTCCAACCTCTGCACGCTCCTGCGCAAGTCGGTTGATAAGCGTGATGGGTCGGTTGATGCTGAGGTCGGCGCGGCGTTTGCCACTGTCATAAGCGATCAGGCTTCGGCTCACGGGTTCAAGTAATGTCAACGGGCGGGGCGGCGCAAGCCGCCCCATCCTTCAATCAACATAGGGGATGCAAAGATGCTCCGGGAAATTCTCGATCTGTTAGCGTTTAAGGTGGTGGTGATGGTGGCGCTGTTCGCTGTTCTATCGCTGCCTGACACATGGTGACATTTGGCCAGTCCTTCGGGGCTGGCCATTTTTTTATGCCCGCTGTTCGGCCAGCCCTTCGGGGTTGGCCATTTTTTTATGTCGGTCGCCCGAGACCAGTTCTCTAGCAGCGGTGCGCGGTATGCAGCCACTTTCGGCGCGGCGGCCCCAAACGAGACCAGTTCTCTAGCAGCGGTGCGCGCGACACGTTAGGCCACCACCTAACACACCAATACCAGTTCTCCAGCAGCGGTGTGCGTTAGGGTGCTCCCTAACAATACACGCGGAACGGGAAACCCAAATCACACATTCAATCACTAGGTTGTAATTACAGATTTGACCCCTTTGGTCAAATTTTTGGGGCGTTAGTCCGGGGCCTAACTATAATGTTCTACTATCTGATGTAATGTTACTAATGTTACGAGTGCTAAGTCCTTGAAAACAAACAATGTTCCGTATTTTTTGTAATGTTCCGTTTTAGTGGTCCGTAAGTCATTGATATTACGCAATGTTCGCAATGTTCCGCGTAAAACAGACACACCCGAGGTTCGTGTTCGGGGGCCGGGCATCTGCGTAAAACAGCAGCGCCAACTCCACGGTCTCGCATCTCTGATTCCCACTGAACATTGCGAACATTAGGAACATTGCAGTCTTTTCAATGGCTTATATATATACTTATTAGTAACATTATATAGAACATTAGGACATTACCCCGGATGACAGCCGTTACCACGTTAGGCTACGCCCTACCACCAAACCTCACCAAAACTATTTATTTGGAACCCCTTGACACAGGATAGCAAAAGCCCTATACTGTAAGGAGTTGTTCAGTTGTTTGCCTTGTTACCCAGCCC